CCGACGCCGAGTTCCACTCCCTCAAACTCCAAGCCGGACGGTTTATCCCGCCCGGACGTCGCAGCACAAATGGCCTCAGCGAAGGCCGCTTGGCGGCGACGAACGACTACCCGATGACCCCGAACCCACCTGGGTTCGAGGGTCATCGTGTGGCGGTTACGGAGGAGATGGTGCGTGCGTGTTTCCCCGCAATGAAACGGGATTCCGGGCCAGGCCACCCGTGGGTGGGCCTGGCGTCGACTAAAGGTGGTATCATCGACCGCTTTTCAGTCCTGCTCGTCCAAGCAGTTATGGAAACGTTAGACCTTTGGGGTAATACCCAAGTTGGAGCGCTTCCGCAGGACCCGGTAGAGTTGTGTAAGATGGGGGCTGCCTCCCCCATAAGAGTGTTCGTCAAGAACGAACCCCACGACAAAACCAAGATCTCCACCGGGAAAGTCCGGTTGATTGCCATGGTACCCATCCACATGGTGATTGCTGAGATGCTTATCTGCAGCACTCAAAATCTAAAGGAGATAGCCCACTGGGACCAAATCCCATCCAAACCGGGACTAGGTCTCGCGGAGGACTCCCAAATCCGGAAGATTTGGGACGAAGTCGTCCCGCATCTCACCCAAGGGGTGTCAGAAGCGGATGTGTCCGGCTTTGATTTCTGTCTATCAGAAGAAATGTTCATCCACGACGCCACCCGACGCGTTGACCTAATAGAAGGTGGAGCCTCTCAAAGCTTCACCAACGCGGTCTACAACATGCACCACGTCCTCACTAGAAGCGTATTTTCGCTTAGTGATGGGCGCATGTATGCTCAAGAGACCCCCGGAATCATGAAGTCCGGTAGGTACGTCACCAGCGCCACCAATTCTTTCATCCGAGTGATGCTCGGGCGTGCAATTGGTGCCGACTGGGTTATCGCGATGGGAGATGACTCACTCGAGTCTACCGTTGATGACGCTGTGCAAAAATACGAACAACTCGGAATTCGAATTAAATTCTATCGCAATGTCGAGACCGATTTCGAGTTTTGTTCACACACGTTCATCGATGGTGTGGCGTGGCCCGCCAAACCGGGGAAGATGTTCTTCAACCTCTTAAATCAAAAAGGTGATTGGAAACATTGCTGTGAACAATTCCAGCAATGGTTCTTTGAGATGCGACATCACCCCGACGTCGACCATTGGGTCGGTGCTCTTGAGCGTTCAGGGTGGGCGACGCAAAACAAGGGCAAGAATGGCGAGAAACAAGACCAAGCAAAAGAAAAACCACAATGCTAGAAAGTCTTCGTCTGGCCCGAAAAGGCCTAAAACTATGCGACGTGCGGGAGCACGTAAAACATCTATGGGCATGGGTAATCCACAAGCTATGCAAGTCACCCGAGCCATTTGTTCCCTCACAGATCCATTCTGTGTCGGATCAATCGGAACTCGGTGGCCTGACACTTCGTCGGCACCAACTTTACCGCTGCATGTTGACGCGTTCTATACGTTCGCGTCTGATGCCGCTGGGTCTGGTGCTATTACTATCATGCCTACGTTTCCTTATGGTATCCTTGGATCCTCAGTTAGTGGCACAACTGCTACTAGCTCCGGAACCTGGACCGCTGTTGATGCAAACTTAACCACCTACTTTACTAACAACGTTGGACAGTACCGAGTGGTGAATTGGGGTGTTGAGGTTATTCCAATCGTTGCCACAATGACCAATCAGGGTTATTTTGTGGTCGCTGAGACTATCACTCAACGTGGTGTCTCTGGAACTTACGTCACGCCCTCCACCACTTATCCTAACGTTCACTTTTCAAATTTGGTGGGCGACAAAGTTGCTTTCATCTCTCGCCCTCAAGGCGCAGATGCTTTCAGCTTTGATAGTCCAAACACCAACGCGGGGTCATCTGACCTGCGCCATTCAGGCGTTACCATAACCATTACTGGAGCGGAAGCTTCTAAGAACTGTTTGGTTGTACGCATTCGAGC